AGAAACGGGAATTATCATAAGTTATACAGCTAAGTTGGTTAAGTTGAATGAGGAATAAGAGAAGAAAATGATGAAGGGCGGACTTTGGCGGTGCCAGGGTTCGTCTTTTATGATATAATACATTTTTTAAGACGGGAAATGCTTGATTTTACGGCATTTCCCGTCTTTTTTGTTACTAATTTGTTACTGGTTCAGCGTAAAAAATATTATTTTAACAGGGCAACGGTTTCCCGTAACTGTTCAATAGTCTTGTGATTATACACCCTGTTTCCTACATCCTTTGACTTATGACCCATCAGCATATCAATACATTTTCTGTTGCCTTTTGCGTTGTCAAGGTTGGTTTCAAATGTGTGCCTTGCTTCATGCGGGGTCTTGTCTGCACTTATCTTTTCCATGACTTCACCCCAACACTTATAGTAATTTGCCTGACTGAACTTTTTGCCCTGATAAGTGAACAGGTACTTATTCCCTTCATCAACCAGTGTTTTCACAAATGGTTTGATGCGGTCATGTATCGGAACAATACGGCACTTTCCGGCAGCGGTCTTGATACCCCCTTCAAAGTACCAGTCCTTGATGTTCACCTGTTCAGTTTTCATTCCCAACAATTCCTGTAATCTGAACCCCGTATATATGTAGATCAGCACGGTATTGACCCAAGGGTCATCTTTTATTTTCCACAGTGCGTCAACTTGTTCAGGTGTAAACGGTTCACGGGTGGTATCAGGTATTGGTGGGGCGGTGGTAATTTGTGAATACATTTTATCTATCAGGTCAATTTCAAAAGCAAAACGGTCAAGGTGACCGAACAGATTCTTGATTGACCATTGTGTTGAATACCCACACCCGCAGTTGTCAATGCAGTCTTGCATCTGATAAGATTTCAATGATCGGTACTTCACACCGTAGTATTTTGAACAGTGCTTGAACGCTGAACGCAAAGACTGTTGATTTGATTTTCCTAACTTGGGTAACTTAATTTCAGACCAACGCTGATAGAGTACAACCAAGGTGACCTTTTCCCGGTCAATGTCCCAAGGGTTGTTGTTATATTCAGCCAATAGGATGTTGGCTTTTTCTTCTGTTTCAGCGTAACCGATAGGGGTTTGTTTTGCGTGTCCCTGTTCGTCATATATGGTGACCTTGGCAAGCCACGGGCGTGAACGGTTACCCTTCAACTTGGTCACGCATCCGTAACCGTTTGGGTTTCTTCTTCCCATGTATATCATTCCTTCCTGATTGAAATTTCAAGGAATGGATGATATAATTAGAATTGCATAGCCTATATCATCCTATTCCTTGGTATAGAGTTATAAGAACCCTGACCGCTGCAACGGTTGGGGTTCATTTTGTTTAGTTATAATTCAATATGTGAAGGTGCTGCAATACCTTTATTCTGTAAATCAAGAAACTTTCCATATTCCATTGCCGTTCCCCAAAAGGCAAGCATACCTTTGTCATATTCCACAACCAAGTAATACTTCTTTGCACCTTTTAATTTTGATGTGTTTTTTGCCTGACCGTGATATTTTAACATGAACTTTTCTTCTTCCATTGCTGAAAATGACTTGATTCTGTTCATTGGAAGTGTGACGGTAGTTTCAGGCTTGATTCTTCTGATCTCAAACACATCATCTTTTACTTCAATTCTGCAAGGGTAATCAGTCGCAAACCCTTCAATTCCTTCATAATGTCCTACTGGTATTCCTGATTCTTTCTTTTTTCCAAACATTTTTTACCTTCCTTTCATTCAGTAACCGTTGTAACTGTTGGTAACGGTTTAAGTATCTGTTATAAATGCAGTATTATCAATAGGGTAACTGTTAGTAACTGTTGATAATTGATTTTCTTATATTTTGATTATTTACTAATTCTAATGTAAAAATAAAAAAGTAAAATATAGAGTATAGAAAAACAACAGTTACCCGTTACCAACAGTTACCTTTTGGAAAAGTCAACCCATATTATGCCGTTTGACTTCCTGATGATTCTTTTTTGACAGAATATTTTTCATTATCCAGTAATGTGTTAATTCGTTCAATGACTTTAATTCTGTCAACTGCATCCAGTTTAATAAATGAAGAAATCACAAATTTGGTTTCTTCATCATAAACTTGTTTTACCAGTTCAACAGATTCAGACTGTTCTTGAATATTTGAACAATCCATTAGATCACAAACTGATACACCAAGTTTTTCTGCTATGATCTTTAACTTGGATGTAGGGACATCGTTAGTCCCTTTTTCAATCTTTGAAATAGTAGACCGTGCGTTGTCCGTATTCCACCCGCAAAGGTTGGCAAGTGCTTCTTGAGAAAGTCCTTTATCGTCCCGGTATTTTTTTATGTTATTACCAAGAATTTTCAGAAAATCCTTCTTTTTATCTACCACAACTGTCACCCCCTTTCTATATGTAATTTTACTATGTTGGGGATTGAAAATCAACTTTTTTTAAGTTTTTTATAAAAAATAGTTGACATTTAATCCACATGGGTTTATAGTATGAAATGTGGACGAACAATCCACAAGAAACAAAGCAAGTAGGAAGGACACGGGTGAAGCGATAGGGCTACACGCAAGTGACATGGTGGTCAGGCTGCCGGATAGCAGATGGAGCGTGTGAAGAATAAACATGACCCGTCAAAGTAGTTGAAGAAAACAGGAACGGTAGGGCAAGAAAGCACAGTGTACCGCACTATTTGAAGAAAGCGGACAGGCTGAACCAATCGGCACTTTACCCCTAAAACAAGAAACCGTTAAGTGGAAGAATCAACCGCACGAGATGACACAGCACTTTGTTTCACAGGTCAGGAAGTTCCCCGACTTCCTGACTATTTCAAAAAGAACTGTTGCAGCAGTTCCGGGGAAAAGAACCAAGGAATAGGATTTCAGTTCTTTCAAAAAATTGTCTATTGTATGTTGGTCAACAGGTTTTGGTGGTTTTAATGTGAAACCCCGGCGGTTTGAACAGCACCGTTCAAAAAGTTCAATGATGTGTAACAGGTTTTCAGATTTTAATGTGAAATCTGATAAAGGAAAGACACCCCTGATTGTACTAAGGTGTGCTGACAATAGACAACTTTTTGAAGGAACTGGGAAAGGAAATGGTAAGGCTATGAAAATAAAAGTAACTTGGATAATTCAGGGCATGGAATTTGATGCAATAGCAGATACAGTTGCAGAAGCGTATGAATATGTGAAAGCAATCGTTAAGACAGAGAAAAGCAGAAACTTCCCAAATACAGATGAAACACTTTCTGAATACATTGGTATTTTAGCCAAGATGAAGAACGGTGAAACCATAAAGCATGAAAATCATATCTTTAGAATTGAAGTAATTTAGAAAGGTAGGTTGTTGTGGAATGGATTTCATAAAAGATGCGGATTGCACCAAGGAAACACCCGTCAGATTGGGTGTTCCTGATGCACCGATATATGGCAAGGGCATCAAATTGAAACCAAGGGTTGACGGTAGAACTGATTCGGAGCATTTCAAAAAAATCTATTTGCCGGAACTTTTACCACTTGAAGAATATGATCTGATAGTTGTTTTGATTTCCGGCGGTAAGGATTCAGTTGCTTGTTACCTAAAACTTCTTGAACTTGGTGTACCAAAGGAAAGAATAGAGTTTTGGCATCACGATATTGACGGCGGGCATCCTTCAAGGCGTATGGACTGGAAATGTACCCAAAACTATGTAAAAGCACTTGCAGATGCAGAGGGTATTAAGTTAAGGGTTTCATACAGGGTGAATGGTTTCTTTGGTGAATTATATCGGATAGGTGCATCAGAACCCATTGAATGGATTGACCCTGATACTGGTGAAGTAAGGCAGTGCAAACTTTCAAGTAATTATCTGAAATGCAAAGAACTGAAAGAACAGGCAACAGAGGAAATGGAAGAACTTCTGAAAAAGTACGGTTATAGAATGAAGTTCCCCGCAAAAACTGGTGATCTGTCACGGCGTTGGTGTTCTGCATATCTGAAAATATGTGTTGCAGATACAGTTGTCAGTAATCTTGACCGTCTTGGTGAACTTGAAGAATTGGGTGGTAAAAGACATAAATTCCCCGCAAAAGGTGGTACACATTCAGGGCGTTGGTGCAGTGGTAACTTAAAAGCAGCGGTTCAGGACAGTGTAACAGCCAATCTTGAAGAAACCAAGCGTGACAAGAAAATCTTGATTGTTTCAGGTGAACGTCGTGGTGAATCTGCCGGACGGTCAAAGTACAATGAAATGGAAATACACCGCACCAATGCAGAAACCAAGGCACACAGAATCGTTCATCAATGGCGGTGCTGCATTGATTATTCTGAAAAGGATGTGTGGGAACTGCTGAAACGACATCATATAAACCCACACCCATGTTACAGGATAGGTTGGAACAGATGCAGTTGTATGATGTGTATATTTTCAACACCCCGGTTATTTGCCGGAGTAAAAGAACTTTTCCCTGATGATTATGCTGCACTAAGGCATGATGAAGAAGTTCTTGGGTTCACACTGGATAACAAAAAGAATCTTGATGAATTTATCGGCGATACACAGTCTTGCGTGTGTTGGAAGGATAAAGCAGCAATACATTCAATACTTACTGGTGAGTTCAACACAGATGACATATACACAAATGATTGGAATTATCCTGTTGGTGCATTTCATGGTGCTGACGGTGGTTCATGTTAGAAAGAAGGTGATTATGTGAAGAAAATAGTTGCAGCATGGATTGAACAGATTCTTGAATTTCCAACCAAACTTGAATATCTTGCATACATAGAAAGCCTGAAAAAAGGCAAACCGCAGAAGTTCAAGGAAACATCATTTGAACAGTTGGAATCAGGGGTTGTTAGAATAACGATCAGGAAACAGTATAATAACAATGCGTTCCCTGATGATGAAAAGGAAGGTGAAAAGTAAGATGACGAACACAGAGTTATTAAGGGGAAAAATTGATGCTTGTGGTTTCAAACTGGTTTACGTTGCTAAACAGGTTGGGGTTTCTTATCAGGCGTTTTTGAAAAAACTCAACAATGAAACAGAGTTCAAAGCAAGTGAGGTAATGATCTTGAAAGAACTTCTTCATTTGACAGATGATGAAGTTATGGAGATTTTTTTTACCTAAAATGTGGATTAACAATCCACAAATAAAGAAAGGATAGGTGATAAATTATGAAATTCAGCGAAAAGTTGAAACAGGCTATGCAGCAGTTAGGAATCAATCAGGCACAGGTTGTTGGATTGACCGGGAAAAGTAAGGGGTCAATCAGTATGTACCTGAATGACAAGACCACACCGTCAGAACAGGTTCAAAGTGATATTGCAGTATCACTTGGACTTACCCCTGACTATTTTGAACAGGAAGAAACCCCGGTGACCTTCAAACCTTCCAAGTGTGAAGATGGCATCCCAACCTTGACAGTACATGAAGTTGCTAAGTTGATGCACAAACACACCAACACAATAGCACTTGGGTTACAACAGGGCGTTTTTCCTTGGGGGTATGCGATTCATACCAGTGAACACCGTTGGTCATATTTCATCAATGCAAAGCGTTTTGCAGAAATTGAAGGGGTGATCTGATGCCAAAGATTGAGTATAAAAGCATTAAGTTTCAGCAGAAAAGTCTTGAACTGATAAACCTTGTGAATCAGGTGGTTGAAGAATATCAGGCACAGGGATATGAACTGACACTTAGACAGGCATATTATCAGTTAGTTGCCCGTGGGTACATCCCAAACAATGAACGCAGTTATAAGAACATTGGAAATCTTATCAATGACGGTAGACTTGCCGGGTTGATTGACTGGCATAGCATCACGGACAGAACCCGCAACCTTAGAAGCAATAGTCACTGGGACAATCCGGCTGATGTGATTGCATCTGCAAGATACAGTTATCTGCTGAACAAGTGGGACGGTCAACCGAACTACGTTGAAGTGTGGGTTGAAAAGGATGCCTTAGTTGATATTGTGGGACAGGCTTGCAGACCACTTGACACACCATATTTTTCATGTAGGGGTTACACTTCACAGTCAGAAATGTGGTCAGCAGCACAGCGTTTCATTAGTCAAGATTATCGTGATAACAGGGTGATTATTCACTTAGGTGACCATGACCCAAGCGGTATTGATATGACAAGGGATATTCAGGAACGCTTGCAGATGTTCGGTGCTGATGTGTATGTGAAGCGTGTAGCACTGACCATGAATCAGATTGGTACATATAACCCACCACCTAACCCGGCAAAGATCACTGACAGTAGAGCATCAAAGTATATTGATGAATACGGTAATGAATCTTGGGAACTGGATGCACTTGAACCACAGGTCATCACTGATCTGATAACCAATGAGGTCACAGCATTAAGAAATGATGAAATTTACCGTTCAGTATGTGATTCAGAAGAACGTGGAAAAGATGAACTTAAAATGATAGAACGCAACTATGACAAGGCTGTTGCATTTTTAGAAAGTGAGGAATAGGAAAATGGAAAATAACAATACCGTTCAGAATGTGGTGCATGGGTTCAAAGTGTTCAGACCTGATTGGACTTGTTCACCTAATGGCAACACTAAACAGTACGCTTGCCCCGGAAAATTTGAGGAAGAAGGAGAACTTGATGTTTGCGGTCATGGTATGCACTTCTGTCAGACTGCTGCCGATTGCTTCAATTATTACAGTTTCAACAGTGAAAACAAGGTTGCAGAAGTCATTGCCTATGGTGAGGTAAGAACAGACGGTGACAAGTCATGTACTGACAAATTGGAGATCGTGCGTGAAATCCCGTGGGATGAAGTGTTGCGAATCGTCAATATTGGAAAGAATTGCACGGGTCGCTGCAACACCGGGGACTGCAACACCGGGGACTGCAACACCGGGAACAGGAACACCGGGAACAGGAACACCGGGAACAGGAACACCGGGGACTGCAACACCGGGGACTGCAACACCGGGAACAGGAACACCGGGAACAGGAACACCGGGGACTGGAACACCGGGGACTGCAACACCGGGGACTGGAACACCGGGAACAGGAACACCGGGAACTGGAACACCGGGGACTGCAACACCGGGAACAGGAACACCGGGGACTGGAACACCGGGGACTGCAACACCGGGGACTGGAACAAATCTTCTTTCAATACTGGTTGTTTTAATACAGAAGAACAGAAGATCATGCTATTCAATAAGCCGTCAAATATGACTTATCGTGAATGGTTAGAATCTGATGCAAGATGGTTACTGAATCAGATACCAAAGGATGTTGTTGAATGGGTATATGAAGAAGATATGACTGATGAAGAAAAGGCAGCACATCCAACCTATGAAACAACAGGCGGTTATCTCAAAGTGCTTGATGAATCTGAATGTGGTCAGTTGTGGTGGGGCAGCCTGTCAGACCGCAGAAAAGATATTATAAGGGCAATTCCAAACTTTGATTCAGACATTTTCTTCCAGTGTACGGGTGTCAGGGTAGATGAATGATCTGCACTTTATGCCCCATCAGGAAGATGCACTGAACAGAACTGAACAGTTCAACCGTTGTGCTTATTATCTTGATATGGGACTGGGTAAGACCTTTGTGGGTGCTGAAAAAATGTATTTGCTGAACAATGCGGTGAATGTGGTCATCTGTCAGAAATCCAAGATAGATGACTGGATTCAGCACTTCAAAGAATATTACCCAAGTGACCGTGTGATGAACCTGACCAAGAAAAGTGAAGCAATCAATTTCAGGACACTTGTTGATACCAAAGAATTATACAACAAGGATGTTCAGATTATAGGCGTTATCAACTATGAAACTGCTTTCCGGCGGGATTGGTTGCTGAAACTCAAAGGGTTCACACTGATGCTTGATGAAAGTTCACTGATAACCAATGAAACAGCACAACGGTCAAAGTTCATTCTGAAAATGCAGCCGGAAAGCGTGATTTTATTATCAGGAACACCAACAGCCGGAAAGTATGAAAGGTTGTGGTCACAGGTTCAGTTGCTTGGGTGGAACATTACAAAAAAGGCGTTTTGGTCATCATACGTTCAGACCGAATGGGTTGAAAACGGTGACGGGTACAAGAATGAAGTGATAACTGGGTACAAACACACAAAACACCTGAAAAAGAAACTTGCAGATCATGGGTGCATCTTTATGAAAACCGCTGATGTGATTGAACTGCCGGAACAGACTGAACAGAAGATATTCTTTAAGGTAACACAGGCATACAAGTATTTTATTAAAAACAGTTACATCATGCTTGATACCCTGAATATGTGCAAGTTCAAAGATGATTCAGATTATTACGACACGGATGTGACACCACGGGTTGAACTGGTCGGTGACAACAGCCTGACCAAGATGCTATATGCCCGGCAGTTGTGCGGGCAGTGGCACAAGGAAAAACTGGAAGGTTTGCGGGACTTGGTTGAATCAACAGAAGATAGGCTGATTATATTCTACAACTTTACCGCAGAACTTGAAGCAATGCAGAAAAAACTTGCTGATCTAAACAGACCATATTCAGTTGTGAATGGGTCAAAGAAGGACTTGACTGCATACGATCAGGCAGATGATTCAATCACATTCATACAGTATCAAGCCGGGGCAATGGGTGGTAATTATCAGAAAGCAAACAAGATTATTTATTTCACCTTGCCACTTGGCAAAGGGTCATGTGATATGTGGGAACAGTCAAAAAAGCGTATTCACCGCATAGGACAAGCCAAACCGTGCTTTTACTATTACTTACTGGTGAAGGGTACGGTTGAAGAAAAGAACCTTGCAGCATTGAAGGAAGGAAAGGAACTGACAGATGAATTATTCAAAAATACTTAACTGGATATTTGGAATCATGGCATTTATCGGTGTATTCCTGATAATTGGTGCAGTCGGTGCATCTGACTATGCGGTTGAAATGGGAATATATGAACCACTTACCGCACACCTGAAAGAATATATCATTGGTGCGATTCTGATGATTCCCGGAATCATTTATTTGAAAATCACGGAAAGGGGTGATGAAACATGAACTATTCAAAGAACCTTAGAAAGTCCGCAATGGCAAAGCGGGTCTTGATCTTGCTTGGTGTTGCTTTTTGTGTTGGGTTAGCTGTTGGGGGTGTGTCTGTATATGCCCTGAAAACTCATATAACCGCCAAGGACAAAGAGAAATCAATAGAACGCACACTTGAACGGGATAACACAGAAACCCTTGTATATGGGGCGTATGATGACAGAACATTCACACAGGAAATTTCCCTTGACTGGGGTGCGGGTGACTTAGATTTCACACCGCTTGACTGTAAGATGCCAAAAGAACAACAGGAATTTACATATTACCTTTGTACCGGGTACAACATTGATTTTACCCTTGTTATGGCACTGATTCAGAATGAAAGCAGTTTTGACCCGGCGGTCATCAGCAAAACCAATGATTACGGTTATATGCAGATCAATCAGATCAATCATCAGTGGTTGACAGATACCCTTGGTGTTACGGATTTTACAGACCCGTATCAGAACATCAGGGCGGGCGTGTTTGTACTTAGAAAACTGTTTGAACGGTATCAAGATACCAATATGGTCTTGATGGCGTACAACATGGGTGAAGATGGTGCTGCCCGGTTGTGGGAAAAGGGCATCTATTCAACCGACTATACAGAAAAAATACTGAACTATCAGACACAGTTCAATGAACAGTTGGGCGGTGAGTAAATGGCAGCAGAAAAGAATTTTGAAAATAAGGTCAAAGCGTTCCTGAAGGACACCGGGGCGTGGCTGCTGAAATACTGGGGCGGTGCTGCTTATACAAAAAGCGGTATTCCTGACCTGTTGGTTTGTTCAGACGGGCGTTTCCTTGGCATTGAAGTCAAAGCACCAAACGGTGAACCGTCACTATTGCAGTTGGTCAACCTCAAAAAAATCAGAGAATCAGGCGGGTATGGAATTTTGTTGTACCCCAAGGATTTTGAACAGTTCAAAATGTTCATTGCAAAAAAATCAGAACTTAACGCTTGGTATCTTTCCAACATTGAAGATCAGAAGCGTTGGGAAATAAAATTATCAAAATAAGGAGTGAAAGAGCATGGAAGCAAAAAAGAAAGCAGATGCAGCGGTTGAGAATACCGCAGAAGTAACACAGGAAACAACTGAACAGGTTCAGGACACAGTTGAACAGATGACAGAGGACAACAAGAAGGAACTTGACAACAAGAAGTTTGTGGTTGACCACTTACTTTCAACCAAGCGTGAAGGAATGGAAGATCTGATTGATTATATGGAACAGATTGGATTCTTTGAAGCACCTTGCAGTGGTGGAAATCACCTTGCTTGTCAGTTCGGTCTTGTTCATCACAGCAGAAATGTAATGATGGCAGCAGAAAACATTGGTTATGCACTTCTTGGCAAAGTCAAGTATGCAGAAATTCGTGATTCAGTCATCATTGCAGCGGCATTACATGACCTTGGCAAGTGTGGTGATTATGGCAAGCAGATGTATGTGCCTAACATTTTGAAGTCAGGCAAGGCATCAGAAGCTAAGCCGTTCAAGCGTAACCCGGCACTTCTTCCACTTGACCATGCAACCCGCAGTATCAAGTTAGCAACCCTTTTCATTGACCTGACAGAAGATGAAGAATTTGCGATCAGATACCATGATGGTCTGTATGAATCAGCGAACTATGCAGTGAAGGGAAATGAAACCCCATTATATTTGATTCTGCACTACGCTGATTTATGGTCAAGCAGAGTAACAGAAGGCAGCACAGATGAAGGGAGTGAAGAATAATGGCAGAGTATAAATATGATAACCCGCAGTTGACTGAATCATTTAAGAAATCCATGAATGAAGTATATGGTGCATCAGCATTTCAATACCCAAGATATGATTTACCTATGTTTGGGTTAGGTATACCAACGCCAAACACACATAATTCGGTTAGACCACATTTCAGTAATCGCTATAAAAAGAATGAATTTTTAGAACCTGATCGTATCTTAAAATCTAAAAATGCAACAGTTGTATTTTGGAAAGATGGAACGAAAACAGTTGTTAAGTGTGCGAAAAATGAAGAACCTAATGAATACAATGCTTTCACCGCTGCACTTGCAATCAAATTATTTGGTACTAACAGCCGTGTGAAAAAGATCATCAAGAATAAAACAGTTATTCAGGAGAAGAAAGGAAAGGTGAAATAATATGGCACAGATGCTTTTGATTATGGGTGAATCAGGTACAGGAAAAAGTACCAGTATGAGAAATTGCGATCCGGCAACAACTGCTGTTGTGAACCCGGTTGGTAAGCCGTTACCGTTCAAGGGTAAGTTCACAATGCTGAACAGTGAGGTTGAATCACGCAAAATCTGCAAGTTTATGAAGGAACAGGCAGCAGCCGGGAAGAAGTTACTGGTGGTTGATGACTTCCAGTATATTCTTTCAGTCCCTTACATGAACCGTATCAAAGAAAACGGTTGGGACAAGTGGAATGACTTCGGTGCAAACTACTTTGAAATCATTGAGGTGTGCAAGGAACTTCCTGATGATGTAGTGGTTGCTTATATGACCCACACAGAAACACTTGAAAATGGTGTTACTACTATTAAGCTGATCGGAAAGTTACTTCGTGAGAAGATCACCATTGAAGGACTTTTCACCATTGTACTTAGAACAGGCGTGAATGAAGGAAAATATTATTTTTACACACAGAACAGTGGCAAGGACACCGTGAAGTCACCTATGGGAATGTTCCCGGCATACGCCATTGACAATGACCTGAATTATGTAGCTGATAAAATCCGCAACTTCTATGAAGTAGGTGAGTATAAGACAGATGCAGAAATGGGTCAGGCTGATGCACAGGCTGCATCCGATCTTGAAAAGCCGGATGCAAACGGTAGACGGGCAAGGGGTGGAAAAAAGACCACAGCCACAGCAACACCGCCTACTACAACAGAAGATGTAGCACCAAAGACAGGCAGAACCGCCCGCAAGACACATGATGAAGTGGTGGCTGAAAATAATCAGAAAATGGCTGATTATATGGCAGAGCGTGACAAGGCTATTGATGCGGTTGCTGATGGGCGTGAAGAAATCCCGTTTGATGAAGCGTGTGCAGCAGCGGATTCTGTACCGCAGCCGGAACTTGAAACACCACCAAGAAGAACCCGCAAGGAAAGAAAGTCTGCTGAACAGTCTGAACCTGTTCAGGACGGTACAACAAACACTGATTCTGAATCTGTCACACTGGATGCAGACACATACTTCTATGTTCCGGCTGATGATAACTATGTGATGAAGCACAAGGGTGACACGGTTGACCTGATTGTTGACGGTGTTGAGGTTATGAAGGTCATCAGCAAGGAAGAATTTGGTGAAGGTGTGAAGCGTTTAGCACAGGCAGACAACCCTAAGCCGGAAAACCCTATTGACGGGGCAATGAACCCGCCGGAGAAGGGCAGACGCACAAGAAGAAGTGCAGCACAGGCACAGCCTGATAATGCAGATACAACAGCGGATGAAACCCCGGCAGTAGATGAACAGCCGACTGGCAGAACCCGCAGAGTAAGAAAAACACGCTAAGAAAGTGAGGTAAAAGAACATGAACAATCCTTTTGGTTTACCTGATGAACTGTTTGGTGCAATCCTTGCATCAGCAATCACAGAAGGAATGAACACGGCAAGCAGCCGTTCAATGAAGAACCCGCACCCGGCAGCACCTAAACAGGATGTACCGCCGGAATATGGTGCAACTGCTGCAAAGAAAATCTATGATTCCTATGTAAAAGCCGGGTTCAATGAGGTTCAGGCGTTTGAGTTGTTAAAGTTAGTATTAAGCAAATAAGAAAGGTTAAAAAGGTGAAAAATTATGGCTATTGATTTCAGTGCATTTGATGAAAAGGTTGATTTACAGGAATTACAGAATGAGGTGCAGAACGCACCTGACAATGATTTTGCTGATGTGCCGGACGGTACATATATCATTGGTATTGAGAAGATGGAAATTAAGTTGACCAAGGCACAGGATAAGTTGATGTTTGCAGTTCAGGCAAAGATCAAGGAAGGTGAACAGGCAAACCGCATGATCTTCTTCAACCGTGTTATTTCCGGCAACAGTTCCGCAAAGTGGACGGACGGACAGGCAATCAAGTCTGTATGCACTTGGGTGAACAAGCTGATTGCAGAAGATGACACACCTGTTGAATTTGTGAACTATGCAGATTTTGCAGATCAGATTCTTGATGTATTCCAGTCTATTCAGGGTGCGATTGAAGTTGAGGTTGATTATAAGGCAGATGCTTTCAACCCTATCACAATCAAGGAAGTTTTTGACTGCTAAAAAATTTTACTTGCGTGTGGATTATCAATCCACAATAATGTTATCAGGCGGTGCCGGGGTCGCACCCTCCACCGCTATTTTCAGAAAGGGTGAATGTAGTGATTTTTTATGACTTTGAGGTTTTCAAGGAAGATTGGCTTGCCGTTTTCATTGATGTGACCAAGAAAAAAGAATATGTGATAATCAATAACCCTGATGAATTAAAAGCCTTATATGAAGCGAATAGCAAGGATATATGGGTAGGTTATAACAACCGCCACTATGACCAGTACATATTTAAGGGGATTCTGTTGGGGATGAACCCAAAAAGAATCAATGACTGGATAATTGTTGAAAAAAGGGAAGGGTGGCAATTTTCATCAGCGTTCAACAAAGTTCCAATGATTAACTATGATGTTATGCCGAACCCCCCGGTTGGTTTGAAAACACTGGAAGGTTTTCTTGGCAGCAATATCAAGGAAACGGATGTTGATTTTAGAATAAACAGGAAATTGACCAAGGAAGAAATTGAAATGACAGTTTTTTACTGTCGGCATGATGTGGAAGAAACCATCAAAGTATTCCTTGAAAAAATAGATGAATTTAATGCAATGCACGGTATCATTCAGGCTTTCCCGGACATTGTGAACCTGTCTGATATAGGGGACAGTGAAGCAAGAATCACCGCAAAGGTGCTTGGGTGTTCACGCAGATCATTTGAAGATGAATTTGATTTCTACTTCTTGCCGTGCTTGCAACTGAAAAAATACAAATATGTTCAGGATTGGTTTGAACAGAAAAGACAGGAAGCCTTGTCAATGGACTTGGCACACATGGATAAATACTCAAAACGTACATGGTATAAGGAACAGGGTCTTGAAACCGTGGTTGCGGGTATTCCTCATTCCTTCGGTTTTGGCGGTGTTCACGGGGCAACAGCCACACCAATTCACAAGACCGGGCAACTGCTGCACGTTGATGTAAACAATTACTATCCTTCAATGCTGATTGCTTGGGGATTGGTTACAAGGGCAGCAACCAATGACAATTACCCGCTTGTGTATAACACCCGTAAGGCAATGAAGGAAAAACAGATTGCTGCAAAAAATGCCGGAAACAAGAAAGAGGTCAAGCGGTGGAAGAAAGCACAGTTGCCATATAAGAAAATGCTGAACGCCTTGTCAGGGGCAATGAAGGATGAAACCAATGCAGCGTATGACCCAAGGAACAACAACTGCATGTGCATCAATGGTCAGTTGATGTTGCTTGACCTGATTGAACACCTTGAAGTTGTACCGGGATTTGAACTGATTCAGTCCAACACGGACGGTCTTATTATTTGGATTCCTGACACAGATGAAGCCTTTGAAATGGTTGATGATATTTGTTGGGAGTGGGAACAGCGTTGTTCAACAGATCAGTGTTCAATTCTTCTTGAACTGGATAACATCAGTGAAATCTATCAGAAGGATGTGAACAATTACCTTTGGGTTGGTATTGACGGCGGTGTTGAAAGAATCGGTGCTTATGTGAAGGAACTTTCAGCGGTTGACAATGATCTGCCAATCCTGAATAAAGCACTGGTTGACTACATGGTCAAGAAAACCCCGGTTGAACAGACCATCAATCAGTGTGATGACCTGATTATGTTTCAGAAGATCGTCAAGTTATCAGACAAGTATGATTGGGTGGAACATGAGCATTGCACCCCACTTGTCAGTCATATAGGCAAAAGAACAATCAAGACGGTGTATGAATACCCTGACAAGGACAAATACACATATAAGTCATACAGGGTGTTTGCATCTAACGATCAGAAGGATGGCAGATTGCTGAAACGTAAACAGGTGAAAACCAAAGGTGAAAAATTCGGTAATACACCTGACCACTGTTTCATTTTCAATGATTCAGTTGTTGGGGTAAAAACACCGCCTGAACTTGATAGGCAGTGGTACATAGATTTAGCAAAGAAACGCTTGAAACAATTTGGTGTTGTAGCGTAACACCGGAAAGGAAGGTTTTTCATGGATTTAGAAATCAGATATGAAAATGGTTCAATGACTGTTCATCTTGAAGAATTTTTGAATATCCGCAGCATTGCCAAGGTCAGGAAACTGCTGAAACTTATCAGAAGTAGTTTCACCCCGGAATGTGAACAGCAGATCAAAGAATTTGTTCAGGACTGGATTAAACAGTTTGAACGGAAACAGTTGGAAACTGAACGGTATATCACAGGGTATGAACAGAAAGTCAGTTATTGTCAGAAGCAGTTGCGGGATGCTTTATATACCCGTGACAGTTACAAGAAGTCAACACCGCTGCATAAGTCGGAAGGGTGGGACAGATGGAATGAAGAAGTGAAAGGGTGCAGAAAAGAACTTGCAGAAGTGAAAACACTGCTTCGTTCCTATCAGTCCCGGTACAACAGCAACATCAGGAATAAGGATTTTTATAAAAAGGTGTTAGAAAACATCACATAAGGTAGGTGATAAAAAATGCCACTATACAAAGGTTATGTTGAAACCAAAGGCAAGGCAAGCATTGAAAAACTTAAAAACAGAACCACATGGAAAACCTATGATGAAGTGAAGAACCTGAACGGGTTCGGTGGGGTTTTGGCTGATGACACTATCCTTATCGACATTGATGATTCTGACCAATCTGAAATTCTGATGAACATTGTGGAAGAACTGCAACTTGACTGTAAAGTCCTTTGTACCAGTAGGGGAAAACATTTTCTTTTCAAGAATCATACCATTGCAAGGAACAGGACACACGTTCAGTTGGCGGTTGGTCTTACTGCTGATATAAAAGTCGGCAGTAAGTTATCCTATGAGGTTATCAAGATTGACGGTGAAGAAAGATTTTGTGAATGGGACATTGAAGAAGGTGGAAAGTATCAGGAAGTTCCAAAGTGGTTGTTCCCGGTCAAGGCAACCGAAGACTTTGTTGATATGGATGCCGGGGACGGAAGGAATCAGGCACTTTTCAATTACATCCTGACCCTAACTGCAAATGATTTCACTGTTGAAGAAACCCGTGAGTGCATCCGCATCCTGAACAAGTTTGTTCTGAAACAACCGCTGTCAGATGATGAACTGGAAGTGATCTTGCGTGATGATGCTTTTCAGAAACCTGTTTTTTTCCTTGGCAGCACATTCCTGTTTGACAAGTTTGCAGTGTTTATGAAGAACACAGCACACGTTATCAAAATCAACGGGCAGTTGCATATATACAAAGACGGTGTGTATTCCAATGGGTACAAAGAAATTGAATCAAACATGATTCAGCACATCCCAAACCTGAAAAAGATGCAACGCCGGGAAGTCCTTGATTACATGGAATTGATTGTTGATGAAAAAGAACAGTCAGATGCAAACCTGATTGCTTTCAACAACGGTGTATATGACCTTGTGACCGGGGAACTGAAACCATTCAGCACGGACATTGTTATTACTAACAAGATTCCTTGGGACTACAAGCCGGATGCCTATTCTGAACTGGCAGACAGTACACTGAACAAGTTAGCGTGTGGTGATGCAGCGATCAGGGCATTGTTGGAAGAATGTATTGGTTACTGCTTTTACAGAAGAAATGAGTTAGGCAAGGCGTTCATCCTGACAGGTGACAAGTCCAACGGTAAAAGTACATTTTTGGATTGTGTCAAAGCAATCCTTGGTGATCGGAACATTTCAGCACTTGACCTGAAAGAACTGGGGGACAGGTTCAATACTTCAATGATGTTCGGTAAACTGGCAAACATTGGTGATGATATTGGTGATGATTTCCTTCAAGGTTCACAGGTCAGTGTGTTCAAAAAAATAGTAACAGGTAACCGCATCAAGGCAGAGCGTAAAGGACAAGACCCGTTTGAGTTCAACCCGTTCATCAAACTGTTATTCAGTGCCAATGATATTCCCCGTATGAAGGACAAGACCGGGGCGGTACTTAGGCGTTTGGTTATTATTCCATTCAATGCCACGTTCAGCAAGGATGACCCTGATTATAGACCATTCATCAAGTATGAGTTGACACAACAGGATAGCATTGAATATTTTATCAGGCTTGGTGTGGAAGGACTAAAAAGGGTAATCATCAATAATGGATTCAGTAAGTCAGATAAGGTTCAGAATCAGTTGGATGAATATGAACAGGAAAACAACCCTATCATTGCATTTATCAATGACACAGGGGTTGACATGATCGAAAATGAACCAACCGCTGATGTATATAAACGGTATCAGGTTTTTTGTGCAGACAATGCAATGCAGCCAATGTCAAATATTGTATTTAGTAAGCAGATCAATAAAAGGCTTGGGTTCAGAGTAATTCAGAAAAAAGTAAACAATAAAAATTGTAAGATATTTGTTTCATAGCAGAAAGGAAGGTATCAATTAGTGAAAGGTGGAAGAAATCAGGAAGGATATGCAGACCCAACGGCAACGATTGCTGTTAGTAGAGTAGCAAGGGAAGAACATGAACAGGCTGAATGTGAAGCAGCAGACAAACGTGCCTATGATCTGATTAAGGTTTTGAAGTACATCATCAAAGGTGCGGGTTTTGAACTAACTGAACGTGTTCAGGTGAAGGACACCAAAACGGGGAGGGTTTACAAATGATAGGGATAATAAAAAGAATTATAAGGATAATAAAAAGAATTATAAGGATAATGTGCATATTATCAAACATTTTGGTTATTGGTTTTGCTGTCTATATAGTATTTTTACACTTTTGGAAACAGATATTGATAATTACAGGCTTTATAATTGTTATCATTATTATAGCATGGGCGTTTGAAGATATGTAAAAGGGAGTGAATTTTATGCAAAGAAGGTGTTCTGAATGACGGAAAGTATCATAACAAAATTGGTCAAATTATTTGATAGTGATGATTCAGTGAATGAAATTTCTCTTTGTAATGATGTGTTACCTATAATTTCAGCACATTACAAAGGTATACCTATCAATCAGCACGACTTTGATATTATGAACAAATGTGTTGAAGATGCACTTTCAATAATATCAACAAGGCGTGTAAGATTTTATGCCGTACCAAAGTTTGAAATGAATTACGGTGGAATAGTGACTTTGAAAGATGTGGTCTATAAGAAAGTGAGGTAAAACGCATGACGGAAAATGTATGTGTTACCTGTCAGTATTATGAAAGCTGCAACCACCCTGAACGATTTATGAAATGTATGGGTTATAAACGGGAATTACAGGTTGGTGACACAATTCAGTGCGGTGATACTGATGATGTAGTTAAAACAATGAAAGACCTTGCAAAAGACGGTGTTGAAACTGATTTCCTGTATGAAAAAGACGGTGTTCAAGGCTTATGGTTGGAAGTGAAAGAGGTGAAGTCAAATGTATGATGAACAGGAAGATTTGTTATTGATAAAACAGATGATATACCTGTCAATTTTGGAAGTATGGGAAGTCATTAAAGGTAGGTGAATGATTATGGAAAATAGGATTTTGGAATTATTGGAACAGAAGGGCAGCGTATCAATGAATGATGATATTTTCCCGTTGGTGGAAAAAGAATTTGAAGGTCAGGTGATTGGTGCAGAACTTTATGAACTTGCACACCAATACATATTACAGTTGTTGTATGGGGTGCATACTGCCGGGGTTGCCGTGATTGCTGTTCCTAAGTTTGCAGCGGGTCAGCAGTTTGGTCAGATGGTTGTTGCTGATGTGATTTATACAAAGGTGAATGATACACCGTATGATTTTATGCAGTAGTTGCGGTTGGTAACTGTTGGTAACGGTTCACGGTAACGGTTGAAAGTCTTTATTTATGCGGTTTGTAACGGTAGTAACGGTTAAATGTAATTTTCTTATTATTTTTATATAAGTATTTTTTATGTATTTATAAAAAGTAAAAATATAGAGTATAAGGGTTTAACCGTTACCGTTACCAACCGTTACCATCAGTATTTACAAGGCTTTCAAGGTATTTTTTGCCAATTTTCAACCGTTACCCAACCGATACCAAGGAAAGGATAGGTGAAAGTGATGAATAATAAGAAATTGACTGCACGGCGGTACTTAGAGCAGATACAGGAATTTGATATTTATATCAATCAGGACTTAGAACGCCTTGAAGAAATGAAAATCAATGCTTGCAGTACAGGGGCAATAGATTATTCCAAGGATAGAGTGCAGACAAGTCCGTCAGGTGATACACTTTGCAAACAGGTAACAAATTATGTTGCTTTCAATGATAAAATCAATGCAGAAATTGACAGTTTTGCAGATGCTAAAGAACAGATCATCAAAGAAATCAGAGGTTTGCGTGATAAAAATTATGTTCAGGTGTTGTATAAAGTGTATGTTCAGTACAAGACAGTGAAACAGGCATCCAAGGAAATGAAAAAGTGCTATAATTACACGGTTGAACTGCATAACAAGGCACTTACAGCGTTTGAAAAAACTTATCAAAACTTACATTATTTGATGTAATCGGTTATAATCTGACGATTGACAAACGGGTACAAGACAATTATGATAAACTTGCAAAAACTGGGTTGCAGATAATTCTTATGAATTATCTGCAATTTATTTTTTACTGCCGATATTTGCACCCTGAAATGTAATGTTTCAGGGATTTTTTATTGCAAAAATACATGAAAGGGGTGTTGTTTGATGGCAAAAACGGCAAAATTAACTGAAAAACAGCAGCGTTTTGTTGAAGAATACCTGATTGACCTGAACGCAACACAAGCAGCCATTCGTGCGGGTTATTCGGCAAAAACAGCAGATCAGCAAGGTTCAAGGATGTTGGCAAATGTCAAGGTTCAACAGGCAATTAGTGTTGCAATGGCAGAACGCAGCAAAAGAACAGGAATCAATCAGGACAGGGTTGTTTTAGAACTTGCCCGCATTGCTTTTGTAAAGATGACAGACCTTGTTGATAGTCACGGAAGAATCAAAGACAATGCAACTGATGATGACCTTGCTTGTATTGAATCCGTGAAATATAAACAGTCTGAATCAGAAACCGGGTCAAGTGTTGAAAGGGAAGTGAAGATTTCACCAAAACTGAAAGCACTTGAATTACTTGGTAAGCATTTGGGTATGTGGAATGACAAGATTGATGTGAATATCACACAGCCTATTGTTATCACTGGTGAAGATGCCCTTGAAGATTAGGCGGTGATTGCCTATGGTAAAGAACAGAATATCTTCACAATATGTTTTTGGGTATCAGAAGTTTATCCTGTACCCGGAAGATTACAAAGCTACAAAGTCCGGCAAGAAGAAAGTGCTGCTGCCTGAACTGGTTGGTAAGGGTTACGGTACTTTTTGGCGTTGGAAAGGTAGATATAGGGTATGCAAGGGTAGCCGTGCATCCAAGAAGTCAAAAACAACTGCCCTTTGGTACATCACCAATATGATGAAGTACCCACAGGCAAATACCCTTGTGGTCAGAAAGACTTTCAGAACCCTGAAAGATTCCTGTTTCACAGAATTGAAGTGGGCGATTCACCGCCTTGGCGTTGATGCCTTTTGGGAAATCAAAGAATCACCACTTGAAATGACCTATAAACCGACAGGTCAAAAGATTTATTTCAGGGGACTGGATGACCCCCTGAAAGTAACATCAATAACCGTTGATATTGGTTGCTTGTGTTGGATGTGGATTGAAGAAGCGTATGAAATCAGTTCAGAAGATGATTTCAATATGCTTGATGAATCAATCCGTGGTGCTGTTCCTGACGGTTCAGGACTGTTCAAGCAAATAACCCTTACACTGAACCCGTGGAATGAACACCACTGGATAAAGAAGCGGTTTTTTGATAACACGGATGATGAAACCCTTGCAATGACCACCAATTACAAGTGCAATGAATGGTTGGATAAGGCAGACTTAAAAGTCTTTGAAACCATGAAGAAGCAGAACCCAAGGCGTTACAAAGTAGCGGGTCTTGGTGATTGGGGTATTGTAGACGGTCTTGTCTATGAAAATTGGGAAGAAAAGGCGTTCAGTGTTGATGAAGTCAAGAAGATTGCCGGTGTCAAGTCTGTATTCGGTCTTGACTTTGGTTATACAAATGACCCGTCAGCACTGTTTTGTGGTCTGATAGATCAGTCAAGCAAAACCATTTGGGTCTTTGATGAAATGTATCAGCCGGGTATGAGTAATGAAGCCATTGCCGAACAGGTTCAGCGGATGGGATATGTGAAAGAGAAGATCACAGCCGATTCAGCAGAACCAAAGAGCATTGACCGCTTGCGTGAACTGGGTCTGAAAGGAATCAGGAAAGCAAGGAAGGGCAAGGACAGCATCAACAACGGCATTGACTTCATACAGGACTATCATATTATCATTCATCCCCGTTGCGTGAATTTCATCACAGAGATCAGCAACTATCAGTGGGATAAGGATGCCAAGACGGGCAAGAAACTGAACCGCCCTATTGATGACTTCAACCACCTGATGGATGCAATGCGTTATGCGATTGAACAGATGGCAAAGGGTGATGCCTTTAGTTTTGATTAAGCAATTACCGGGTAGAATACACGGTGTCAGCAGCCGTTTCTTTTTGGACGGTAGGAAAAGGCTGTCAAATGCTTACTCCGGGGCGGTTGCAATCGGTGACCGCCTATGACACCTGTATAACTACTTTTGAGATATTAGAAACAAATTAGTAACACATACCCTTGGAAACATAGTGTTTTCAGGGGTTTTGATTTTATTATGCAATGAAAGGGGTGAATTGAACCGTGTTCAGTTCCTTTGTGGATGCAATCACATTAAAACTTAGCAACTTCATATTGCAAGGGGCAAAGGCACACATGACCGACTTGGAATTTCTTGAAAAGGAAATCCTTGCTTGGAAGTGTTCACCCCGTAGAATGATGCAGATTAAGGGATTTCTGTATTATGACGGTGACCATGATGTGATTCACCGCAAGCGTACAATGATAGGTGAGGACGGCAAACTTGAAGTTGTTGAGAACTTACCAAACAACCGTATTGTTGATAACCAGTATGCAAAAATGGTGAATCAGAAAGCCAATTACCTGTTCGGCAAGCCGTTTACATTAAACGGTGACAATGAACAGTACATTGAACTGCTGAAAAAGGTATTTGACAAGAAGTTCATGCGAACATTAAAGAGTGCGGGCAAAGCTGCATACAATGGTGGTATTGCTTGGCTATATCCTTACTACAATGACAGGGGGGAATTTGCTTTCAGGCTTTTCCCCGCTTATGAGATTTTGCCGTTTTGGAAAGATTCTGAACATACTGAACTGGATTTCTTCATCAGACTGTATGTGTCAGTTGCCTATGACGGCACACAACGGAAGTACATTGAAAAAGTTGAATTGTATGATCTGACGGGTGTTCACCTGTTCATACTGGATGGTTCAAAACTGATACCTGATGTTGTGAACAATGACACTGCTGATTTCCCGCACGTTACAATGACGGATGCAGCCGGGAATGTGCAAATGTTCAACTGGCAGCGTGTTCCCCTGATTCCATTGAAAGCCAATGAACAGGAAACACCGCTGATTAAAAGGGTCAAGTCCTTACAGGACGGTATCAATGTGATGCTGTCAGACTTTGAAAACAATATGCAAGAGGATGCAAGGAACACCATTTTGGTATTGAAGAACTATGACGGTACTAATTTGGGTGAATTTAGAAAGAACCTTGCAACCTATGGTGCAGTAAAAGTCAGATATGACGGTGATACCAAGGGCGGGGTTGAAACCCTTGAAATTACGGTCAATGCAGACAACTACAAGATTATTGTGGAAATCTTCAAGAAAGCACTGATTGAAAATGCAATGGGTTATGATGCCAAGGATGACAGACTTTCCGGCAATCCTAATCAGATGAACATTCAGTCAATGTATTCTGACATTGATACAGATGCCAATGATACGGAATCAGAAGCACAGGCAACAATGGATGATGTGCTTTGGTTCATTAACTGTCATCTTGCCAATACTGGACAGGGTGACTTTGAAGGTGAAGAAAATGGGGTTGATGTGGTATTCAACCGTGATATGCTGATGAATGAATCAGATATTATTGATAATTGTCAGAAGTCACAAGGAATCATTTCTGATGAAACTATCATCAGTATGCACCCTTGGGTGGATGACCCACAACTTGAAATGGAACGCCTGAAAAAACAGAAAGAAGAAGCACAGAAAGAAATGCTTGCACAGTATGACCCGTTTGGTACACAGAATGATGACCCTGACAACAAAGGTGACCCAAACAAGGGAAGTCAGGGCGGTGAAGTAGATGAATAACGGTGAATACTGGCAGAAGCGTTTTGAACTGCTTGAACAGGCTGCACACCAACAGGGGGTTCAGTGCTATGCGGATATTGAAAAACAGTATCGACAGGCACAGAAGCAACTTGAAGGTCAGATTGCTGCATGGTATCAGCGTTTTGCATCTAACAACGGGGTAACCCTTGCAGAAGCAAAGCGGATGTTGAACGCAAAGGAACTTGCTGAACTGAAATGGGATGTGAACCAGTACATTCAGTACGGTCAGGAAAATGCAATCAATGGCACTTGGGTCAAGCAACTTGAAAATGCATCTGCAAGATTCCATATCAGCAGACTTGAAGCCTTGAAGTTGCAGACCCAACAGAGCATTGAAGTTATGTTTGGAAACCAACTTGACAGCATTGACAGCACAATGCGGAATGTTTACAAGTCCGGCTATTATCACACAGCCTATGAAATTCAGAAGGGTGTGGGTATTGGTTGGGACTTTTCCGCACTGGATGACAAGCAGATCAGCAAGGTCATCAATAAGCCTTGGGCGGTTGACGGCAAGAATTTCAGTGAAAGGATATGGGGCAACCGTCAGAAGTTGGTCAATGAACTGAACAACACCCTGACACAAAACATCATCTTGGGAAAAGACCCACAAAAAGCCATTGATGAAATTGCCCGGAAGATGAACACTTCCAAGACCAACGCCGGGCGGTTGGTAATGACAGAAGAAGCCTTTTTCAGTTCCGCAGCACAAAAGGACTGCTTCACAGAACTGGATGTTGAACAATTTGAGATTGTGGCAACACTGGATTCCCACACTTCGGATATATGCCTGGGAATGGACGGCAAGCACTTCAAAATGTCAGAATGGAAGGTTGGTGTGACTGCACCGCCGTTTCATGTTCATTGCCGTTCAACCACAGTACCATATTTTGATGATGAATTTGATGCTGTTGGTGAACGTGCTGCACGGGATGAAGAAACAGGCAAGACCTACTTTGTACCGGGCAACATGACCTATAAGGAATGGGACAAGGCTTTTGTTCAGGGTGACAAGTCAGATTTGCAAGAAATAAATCCTGATGATACAATCAAGACAGAAGAACAGAATTTTGATATTGAAGGAAACACCACTAAGTTGAAGGGTGCAATGAGTGATAAAGATTATGCTGAATATTTGGCAAGATTGAATAATCATTCAAATGATAATGTTAAGAAACTGTATTCTTCTTATGCAGATAAGATTGCGGGAGTTAAAAAGGCATCAAGTGGTGCATATACACCCACATCAAATAGTCTTACCTTTTCTTATCCTGATGAAAGGTATATTCAGAATGGAAAAGATAAGTATTCAACAGTAGCACATGAATATGGTCATTTCTTTGATGCACAGGCACAATTTAGTGATTTGCATTTCAATGAGATAGACACAGTTAAAAATAATTTGAATTATACTAAGTCACGCTTTACTAACAGGGCAAGTTCCAGTGATGAATTTCTTGCAGCAGTAAGAAAAGATAAGCAATTCTTGCGTGATACATTGACAGATGAAATCAAGAAAGAATTGCGGTTACATGATGCAAGTGACGGTGTTCAGGATGCCATTGATGGGTTACTTTGGGAAAGAATTGGATGGGGTCATGGTGATAAATATTACAATAGACTGTATCATTCAATCAAACAGATGAAGGAACATAAGGGACTGCAACAGGCATATAAAGATTTAGGTTATGATGTAAGTAATTTATCAAAGGTTGTTTCTATTTGCCGTGATTATGAATCTGCATCTGAAATGTGGGCGAACATAATGGCAGCAGAAGTGAATGGTGGTGAAGCACTGGAATATGTGAAAAAGTATTTACCAAACAGTTATGCAGCGTTGATTGAAATTCTGAAAGGGGTGAAATGATATGGATGAAAAATTGAATAAAGCATTGGAAGATTATGAAAGAAAATTCAATGACGGTTTCCCAATGTTTCAAATGAGTGCAGAATCCCCTGATAGAATTATTGAAATCATTGGTGACTGCATAAAGAACAATAAGGACGTATATGATAGTGGTTACTTATCATTAGATGATGACATCATATATTAAACACATGAGAAGCACGGTCAAATAGCCGTGCTTTTTTCATACCTTAACAAGTTATCAATAGACCTGTAATAATTGCTATATGGCGATTATATGAGGTCAGAAAGGGGGATAAAAGGCACATGAAAACATACACAATGAGAAAGGCATGGTGATCCTGA